CCCGTAAGGGGGAACCTGTATCAAAAGTTTCGGGATACATGACAAGGGGAGAAACAAGGTTCCAAGAGGGACCTATGCTTTTCGTATGTCATCTTGAGTTGGCATTCGCCGATCTGGCAGTAGATCTCCCTGGTACGTACAATATGAGTACCATGGGAGTGTAAAATCTAACCGCCCGTTCCAAGAAACAACTTGGGGGGTAGTCCGTATTAAATCTTCAATTATACGACTAGACCGGAGTGATTCTATTAAAAGAACATCCCGGTGACGCACATAGAAGTCTCTATCCGACAAGGGAATATCAACCTTACCGATAAAGGTTCGGAGATCGCGAGATCCTCCGAGACCAGTATCGTTAAGGGTCCCTTGAAGGCTTAGATAAACTTCTTCTGCACGTCCATATATCTGAAGAAATGGTACAGATTTTATATACTCAAAAGCATCTATACCAGTATCAAGAGATGTTATACTAATGACTAAATCTGTGGCTAACTGCCCCAGAGGTTGTTTATTAGTATAATCTGTCACTCTTTCCCTACTTTCATAAAAAAGTTTATGGACTGTTTTCACCGCTAACCATCGAGCAAAAGCTCGAAGGTGAGTAGGATTAACTTTCCATTCTTTTTTCGTCCAGTCGGTTACGTACTGCTTTACAGCAGGACCTAAGTCCGATAGACCTTTGAAATAAGATAGGAGTGATGTTGCTAAATTAAGTTTTGGTTCGAAGGCTTTAAACCTAGGTTTAGGCCAACCAATCAACTTAATAAAGTAACTCTCTAGTACTGGTTCGATAGGAAGTTTCCATCCTTTTGACCATAGCTCAGAAAGGAGAATCCCCACTGTTTCCAGTGGAGAATTTCTTCTTTCATAAAGAGCTGCTAAGGGCAAAGGGGATACGTTCTTACCATGAAGTATGATTTGTTTTGCAAATTCATACCCATAAAGGCTTGTATGAGTCTTTTCTGGTGAGAATGGAATGTCCCATAACAAAAGATATTCTTTATATGCTTTGGCTACTTTATCATCCGCAAGGACGATATCGTCTCCTAATAACATATAAGGACATGTTTCCCAAGCTACTCTAGCTTTTTTACAGGCTAGGTAGACTAAGAAATGATGGCAAACTGCAAAGGTTGCCCATGAGGAATATAAACCCATAGGATTACCAGTAGAATAAAATATAGATCTACCTTTGTAATCAAATGGTAAATAAACCATAATGTGCTTCCAACAGTTAGCATATCTTTTGCCAAATAAAGTTTTAAGAAGAAGGTATTCAACATGAATTGGAAATCGATCTGTAGCACTTGATAAATCTATGCTATGGAAAGATGACCCTTCTGTTGGTACCAATTTTCCTAATAACTTACTTTGGTTATGGGTACAATCTTGGTGAATTCTAGATAGTAGCTTAAAGAGGTAATTGTGAAGAGGCTTCAATGAAGCCTGCGACCAATAATCTCCTATAGCTATTTCACGTACTTTCCCTTCCTTATCATTGATTACTGCAACTTTTCTTAATGACCCTGGCCTCTTGCGAGGCAAATGGCTTAAGAAGAATCTAGGTATCAATGTAAAGAGAAGTCGAAGATGGTGCATCTTGGATTCTAGATAAGGTCCTCCAAGGCAGGACATAGCCAAGGATAGGTGTAGAGGCCTTATATACAACTCTAAAACAGACCTCCAGAGGGCCTGCCCTACGGGTCCTGATTTTGAAGTCAT